CCCATAAATTGGTGAACCATTTCGGAAGTTCGTGAAAATACTCAAAGAATAGCTTCACTTTCTCCATTGCAGTCGGATCGTCCGACATTACTGCCCACATTAACACTACGATAGGGGCCGAAATTATAACGAGCACAAATTCGTCCTTATAATCGTTTTGTCTAGCTTCAAGTAGTTTGCCTTGGTAAGTTTCCTCACCTCTAGCCATTTTTTCTGCGTGCATTAACTGTGCATCAGACATTGCCATCTTAGTTTTTTGTCTATTTGAGTATATTTTAGCTCCTGCTTGCATTGCTATCCTTGCTAAACTAAACCATGCCATATATTTTACCTTTTACCTCTAATTATTGTAACACCGCCTGCTGGTTTTTCCATTTTTGGTGCAGATGGTATTGTTTTACTTAAAATAGTCTTCTCAATCGAAGTATTTGCTCTTAATTTAGCTAATTCTTCGTTTTGATCCAACTTATCTTCTTGATTTTCTTGTGCCATCATGGCTCTCATCTTATCTAAGTTCAATCTTTCGTCCGCATCCTCTGCTTTTCTTGCATCATTCATTGCTCTTAGATCTAATTCTCTTGCTTTTAACTTAGCAATAGGATCATTTCCTAATTGACCCATAATTTGATTCTCTTCTTCCTTAAATTCTTGAGTCATATCTGCAATTAACTTAGATTTTCTAGCTTCTAACGATAATGTTAGCGTTAAAATTTGTTGTTGTGTGTTTGGATCTTGTTGCAACATTGGATTTTGTTGAACAGCCATTTGTAATTGTTGTAATTGTTGTAGCTCTTGCATAAATTCTACTTCTATTTGTTCTTGTGCCATGAAAGCAATGTGTTCAAAAATATTTTTTTCTAATGCACCAAGAACTGCAGGATTATTTCTAGCTAAACTTGTTGCCATAAAATTTAAGTGAGTTGTAATATGTGATCTATGATCTTGACCTTTGAATGATTGAAAAGGTTTACCAGACATAGCTAAAATATTTTCAGACGCTGGGTCCATTGGCATAGGTTGTTGAGGTGGTGGTAATATTTGATCAATATTTTTTACACCGATTGCTTCATACATATCTCTATACGCTTCATACATATTATGTATTTGTGGATTAGACATTGCTAATTGTAATTCTGTTTGAGCTAAACTTATTCTTTGTGATTGTGAAAATATATTTGGATCTGCAACTGGAATAATATCAATCTTATCATCAAAGTCTTGTTGTTTAACCATTCTCTGTGCACCAACAACATCGTAAGGATATTCTGGTGGTAGATATTGTGAAAACACATCTGCTAATAATTTAAACTCTTGTTTCATTCCAGCATATAATCTTTTGTGGATAGCTGACATAACTCTTGATCCTCTTTCAAGAAGAGCAATAGTTGTACCAACGGCTGCTTGTTGATTACCATCTCCAATTTGCATATCAGCAATAGCTGCAAATCTTTGACCAGCTTGTACTACAACACCCATTAATTGTAATAAGGTTGCTGATGGTTCTTTAAATGGTAAAGGCATAAACGCATCTCTAATGTTACCACCAGGAGCATCTACGTCTCTAAATTCACCAGGTTTAATTGCTTCAGCTTCATCTCTTAATCTAATACCTCTTTGTTTGAAACCTGCAGGTAGGTTTGAAAAAGTTCCTGCATCAATCAAAGATCTAAGTGTAGCTGTTGCAGTTTTAGATAAACCACCAATCATATGTATTAATCCAAAACCATAGAAACCAAGACCAGGTAAAAATTTAAAATGTACAAAATAATCTATTTTTTTTCTAAGAGGATCATCTTGTTTATAATTTCTTCTAATAGATAAAACTTCTTTGCTGCCTTGATCTAGTGTTACAACGTAAGGTAATTTAATTCCTGTTGCTTCACCTGTTTCCATATTTTTATCTTCAAATCCTTCAAGATCTAAATCAGTGTGAAACTCTAAAATAGTAAAATCATTCTCATCTTTTGATTTTCTAACTCCTTCAATTTCTAATTCTTTTTTGTCAACTTCTGTGTCTTGAGTATAGCCTGGTTGTAATTCTATATCTCTGTAAAAACCAGAAACTTGTTTTTTTCTTAAATCATTTTCTGACATTTTTAATCTATGTACAACTGCGTCTGCATCTTCAATAGATGTAGCAGTATAAGGAACTATCAAATCATCCGATGGGATAAATTTAGAAACGGCCCTGTCAAGAAGTTCATCATAGTAAACTTTCTTAAAAGCAGAGCCGCTTAGAGGGAGATAAAAAAGCATCTGATCGAACTCGGGTTCATACTCTTTCATCTTATTCATGAGCTGATAGTTCATGAAATTTTTTACTCGTGAGGCTTGGTCTTCTTTTTGTCTATTGATTACACCCATGATTTGAGTGTGTACTGGACCTTTAGCCGGAAGTAATTCTTTGTAAGCTTGTGCTTGAAATTGTGTTACTGCTTCTCCTAAAACTGGGTGTGTTACTCCTGAAGCACCATCGAAAGGTTGTGTTCTATCTTCGTATTTAAATCCTAAAAGATCTAAACCTTTTACATAACTATCTTCCCATTCTTTACGAGAAGATTTGTAGTTCATGTAATTTGTAAAAAGTTCTGAACCGAGTCTACCTAAAATATCTTCTGGTAAAATATCAGCTAGATTATCGAAATGTGACTCTGTTCCTTCTTGATTAATTTTGTTTGGCTCAAAGTTTACATCTACTGAACCATCTTCATTCTCTTGTATATCTACGCCTTCACCGCCTTGTGACTCTAAAACTTTTTCTTCTGTTAAAGCGACTTCTTCTTCACTAGGCGTTGTTACGCTTGTCTCTACTACGTTTGGTAGAGCTTTGTCTATTGTTGACATTCTTTTTCTCCGAGTTCGTTACCACTATAATCTTTTTTCCGGGCACATTCAACCCCTGTGGATTAGGTCCGCTTTTTGGTGGTGGTCCACCGCCTGGAATTAATTTTACCATTATTCGCTTAATAAGTTATATCCTTGTATACCTAAAGATAGACCAAGTCCAACTATACCTGCTCTAGATAATAATCTAAGTCCTGTTTTTCCTAATCCTAGACTAGCAGCCTTTCTAACTACTGAGGGCAGTCCCCTTGTAAATTTTGGTGTTGATTCTGAAAAAGCTGGATACAAATAATTAAGTGGATCTGTTGCAATATCTAACGGAGAATCTCCTTCTGATATTTGACCAGCAACATCCATAGCAGCTAATGGAGCTAAAAGTCCTGGTGATGCCGCCAGTCCTAAACCACGGCCTAAAGTTCTAAATCCTGTTTTAACCACGCCTGGTCTTTTTTGTTCAACACCAAGTGCTCTTGATTTACTAGCTTTAATTGTTTTTGGTGCAGTGGCAATTGTTGATCCTGCAACAAATGCACCTGCCAATGGCAATTGATAATCTAAAATATCTGGTCTTGGCATTTCTGTTGTTATTGGATCAGTTGCCATTTCAACCAACAAACTTTTCTGTTGATCTTCGTTAGATAAATAAGTTGTTGGATCATCGTTTCTAAATTCTTTGACTAATCCTGTACCAACTGCTCCTACAACTCCTGCTGCACTAAATGATTTAAATCCACCAGATCTTAAAAAAGCACTAGCTGCGTTTTTAACTTTAGCTAATGGACCAGTATTATCAAGTTGTGAAAGTTTTTGTGCAGATCCAACAGGATCAGTTTCTAAAGCTGTTGCACATGTTTTAGATATACCACCAGTTTGATAATCTAAAATAGCTCTACAAGAATCAGGAGATCTTTTTACAGTGTTAACTAATTTTTTAAATAGATCATATTCTTTTCCGGAAGTTACAAAATCTGAAGCTGCAGAGGCTTTTGGCATCCCTTTAAGACGTTCGTCTCCAAAGCTTCCAAAAAATTTATTGCTTTGTTTTATAGACTTATCAATATCAAATAAAAGATCAGGTCCTTTGACTTTAGAAACTAACGGAGTTGAATCTGTTATCTTAACATTATTTCCAAATTTAAAATTAAGGTTATCTAAATAACCTCCTGTTCGTTTATTAAAATTATCTTTAAGTGTCTCTATCTGTAACTGGATACCTGGTTTGTTAGCTTTCGACGCCGCTTTATATTCTGTAAGTAAATCTAATAAAGGTTTATCAAACGCTTCATATTTCGCTTGATTAAATCTTCCTGGAACACGAACAGCTCTAGCGATATAATCTTTTGGTAATTTAAGTGGACCCTTATCGCCTAAACTTCTAGCAATTCTATGTTCTAATTGTAATGAACCCCCTTGACCAGCTTGTCCTGTAAACAGACCAGGAAATTTTTCTTTTAATCTTTTTAAAATTGTATTGTTATCATTAGTTAATGATTTAAGTTCTGTTTGAAAAAATCTTTTATCCGCTGCAGATGTTCTAGGGTTTTTTATTTGCTCTTTTAAATGTTCTTGTAAATTAAATATTTTACCTACGTCTTTTAATTTTCTAGAAAAGTCAAAGTTTAAATCTCGAAAGAATCTTCCAATAATAGAACTTTCTGCACCACTCGCACCGATTGATCTAGCCACAGAAAAATCTTTGGTAAACTTTCTCATTAGATTTATTTCATCTGCTGTAGGTTTAAAATCAGAGTCAGTATAAAACTTTGTTAGATACTCTCTTTCTTTTTTATAATTAGGACTATTGGCAAAAAATTGTGTTCCAATAATCTGACGAATAGCGTTTTTTGTTTCGCTAGGTTTCTTCTTACCAAACGCACCACCATAAATTTCAAACTCTCTTGGTATGGTAAATACTTTTGTTTTAGGATTAAAGAAAACAATTCTAGGGTCTACGTTCTGTACGGTTGTATATTTGGGTTTATTAAATTTTCTATATAATGCTTTTTCTACTTGAACAAAATTTTTATATTTATTTTGTTTAGTTAATTTTTTAATTTCATCAACTAGTTCTTGTGAGTATGTTTTTTTAAGATTAGTATAGTCACCTAAAAGTTCTTTTGCTTTATCTACTCGTGAACCTGAAAATTTAGCAATTTCGTTTTTATATGTTGATTTTAATTGTTTAAAATAAGCAATGGCTCTTTTATAACCATCTGAAGTTTTAGGAAATTGTCTTTGTTCGGTATATGTCCTACCAATTTGACTTTCACCTAAACCTTCCATTGACGATCTAAATCCAATTCTAATTATAGGACTACCTCTCTCAAAGGATTCAGCAATTGTAATACCTGGTACAGTTCCTCTTAATTTGTTTAATTCTCTTAATGTAGCCATTAGACTTCCAAGATCTTAGCTAGACCACCGCTCTTCATGCCAACATCGATACCTAATCTCTGTTGAATCTTCATTATCTCTTCTGGGAAGTCTCGAGGATTTTTTAATGCTTGGTTTAATATTTTGAAGTATTCTGTTTTCTCCCTACCAACTATACTTGGATCTGTAGCAATCTCTTTAAATAGTTTACTTACCATAGGTCCAGTAATTCCAAACTCTTCTGCAGCAGCAAAGCCTTCACCTACTCCTCTCTCTATGGCTTGTTTTCTTTTAGCCATACCTAATGCTTTACCTACAAGTCTTCCAGCAAAGAAAGGTACACGTCCACCGTCAGCAAATTCAAAATCTTCAATATCTACTGTTGTTGGGTCAAACTTTCTATCAGTAATGGTTCTACCTGCTGAATCTCTAACTTTAACTAATCGTTCTGCAAAGAGTTGTATATCATCGGGTGTATCTAATTTTGAAACAGCTGTCGCTACACGTGGTCCGAAATATTTTTGTACTAATAAAAATGGATCACCTAATCCTCCGCCACCACCTTCAGTCATGGCTTTAAAATCAGCTTTTGTCATCGCTGATGATAATGTTGGTCCGTCTGGAAAAGTTGGATCTTCTAAATCTTTTATTCTATTTAAAAATTCTCTAGCGTTAGCTCGAACAACCGGCTGAGCATTTGCTGATACTCCAGCGTTTAAATAAATTTTGTTAACGACATCATCTAAAATTAATTCTTTATTCTTTACTCCTCTTAATAATTCTAATCCTTCACCTGATGGTAATATTGTTTCACGTGGATCAACGTCTTGTAAAAATTTATTTTTTGTAGGATCATTTAAACCTAAATCTTCTGCTCGTTTTGCAAGAGCAACATCCTCTGGAGACATTTCTCTTAAAGCTTCTTTGTTTATATTTTTTGGCACTTCAAAACCACGTTCATTATAATAAGATCTTCCTTCTCGTAGTGACATTAAACCTTCTTTGTTCAGTCCCCCGGTCCCTGTTCTAAGATCAGTGACGTTTGCGGGTCCTGGCGGAGGCATATAAAAATCTTTCATCGTCTCCATGTTATTAATTAATTTATTGGCTTGAACATCGTTTAGTTTACCGGCTGTCAAGTAGCCCATCGCTGAGTCTAGTTCTCCTACGGCTTTGGATTGTGATAAGAAACCTAATGCTTCAGTATTAATATCTCCATCGAACATCTGCTCTGGAGATTTACCTTTACCTAAAAAATTAACATTGGTTCTGGTACCAAGGACCTTGGAAAGGTTGCCTCCTAAACTTTGATAAAGTTTTAATGCTATATCTGTTAATGCTTTACTAGCCATAATATTCTACACGTTTCTTTGGGATCGGTTCATCTTTTGCATCCTCTGGGTGTCGAATCAATCCACCTTGTCGTATTCTCATTAGTGCTTGTGTCATGGAGTCAACATAGTCATCGTGATCTCCATGCGGAAACGCAGCACACTCTTCCACAACTTCTTGAGCAAAATGTTCATGCAACGGGGCCCAAACTTTGCCAGATTCAAAAAGTGGCGAAACTGAATTTACCCTTGCATGTTTATCATTTCCTTTGCTTGGTGTAAAGTTGACAACTGGAATTCCCATACGTCTTAATTCAGACGTCAGGGGTATCCCTGATGCCTTGGCCTCGATCAAAGTCATATCAGGACGCCACCATAGATACTCTTCATGTGCCATTCTCCGAAGTTCGGGGAACTCGTACCTATCTTTAAACGCCGATAATAGTATAATATTATCTCCATTATCCTCTGTTTCAAAAACTCCCCAGGTAGTTATAGCTGAAAAGTCAGCAGATTCTTTTTTAAGAAAGGCTGTATCATAAGATTGAATTTTGTATTTTACTTGTGGGGGTTCTTTCTTATCCCAGTTTCTCCACCAGTCTCTTTTAATAATTGCACCCTCTTCTGCTGTTGGTTGCTGCATATACTGAGCATTCCAGTTTGTTACAGGTATTGATGCTTTTGTTTTTTCTAATTCTTCCTTGGTCCAGTATTCAGGCCAAACTGGTTTACCACTTGGTAGTATGGCAGGTAGTTCTACAATGTCCCATTGATCAGAGTCTTCTTCTCCCTGAGCCTTGATTAATTGTCCAGTAAGATCTTTTGTAGACCAACGAGTCATTACACAAATAATTTTACCACCTGGTTGTAAACGTTGACGAGGACCTGACGTGTACCAATTCCAGGCTTTCTCAAAAGACTTACTATCTTTTTTAATATCTTGTTCTTTGTGCGGGTCATCAATAATTAATAGATCAGCACCACGGCCCGTGATAGCACCACCTACACCAGCTGCAAAGTATTCACCACCTTGTTCAGTTTTCCATTTACCTGCTGCCTGGCTATCTTCCATGAGTCTTGTATCAAAGACTTGTTGGTAATCTGTATCATCAATTAAATTTTTAGTCTTACGTCCAAAGTCGATTGCAAGATCAGCTGTGTGTGTTGCTTGAATTATTTTTAGTTTTGGATTTTTACCGATCATCCATGCCGGAAGTAAGTAAGAGGCAAACTCCGACTTCGTATGCCTTGGTGGCATATTGATAATCAGACGTTTAATTTTTCCTTGTGCAAGGTCATTAAATTTTTTATTAATAATTTTATGGTGAGAACCCTCAATAAAATCTGGCCAAACATATTGTACAAAAGAAAGAAAGTCTTGTTTGATATAAGGTTTAGCATCATCTAATTTTTCAACCTTATCGTTTTCAAGGTACTCTTCGTACTGTTCGGGCGTTAGATTTTCTTTAAGGTCTTTCTCAGAAATTTTTTGTAAAATTTTTTCAGAACTCATATATTTTAACTTTTCTTCAAATGAAGTGCTTAACTATCTAAATCTTACATATATGTATGACCTTGGGACCCCTTTGTCAACATTGGGTGGGCCCGCCCTAGTTTTCAAGCGAAAAATCAACATGTAGTGGTACCTCTACTAGATGTGGTAATGCAAAAATGACATATGTTGTTTTTGCATGGGGGTATGGGATTTATCCCATACCCCTTTTTAATTTATAACAATCTATTTTCTTTTTCCATGTTATTTATTTTTACATCATCTAATTTTACATCTGTTGTTTTACTCCATAGATGTTTTTTATTTATGATGTAATAAACTTTATTGTCATTGTCCTTTAATGTTTCCAATGCAACTAACTTGGTAAAAGCATTGTCATAAGACAGATCAAAAAATTCAACACTCCAATTACTCGGTATGCTTTCATATTTTTGTTCTGAAAGTATTATATATGTATTACTCATAGTTTAATACTCCAAGTATCTGTGGCAGTTCTATAACCATTTTGATCTACATCAAAATAAGTCATTAACAATCTGCCCGCTTTACTTACCCAATATCTACTCTTATCAGTCCATAAAGCATTTCTTGTTATTGTTTTCTTATCGCTAGCACTCCAGTAAGTGATAGTGAAAGGTTTTTGTTTTATCATTGTTTCTCGCTTTCTATAACCTTATTTGGCTATGAGATAAATTTATAATATCCCATAACCAATTTCAACAGATTAATTCAAGTTATCCGAATTAATTTTCTGCTGTTGCATATATGCAACACGTTCCGCGATCTTTTGTTCTCGCGTCTTTTCAGTATTTTTCATACCCTTTATTCTTTGAGCAAGATTTTTAGGATTATAAATAACTAAACCACTAGAATTAGTTCTAATGATTTCTGCGTCATCTATTGTTATTCCTAGTTCGCTTGCTAGTTCTATTGCTTCGTCTAAATACTTATAACCTTTTAGACCAAGTTTTATTTCTTTCATCTGTTTTAAAACAGACTCTACCCATTTGTAATGCGCCATTACAAATTGTCCTTTAGCTTGTTTCCAAGTGACTAAGAAATTAAATTCTTGTTCACTACAAGCAATAGACCTATCACGACAATAGTCACGACCAATTAAATCAAGTTGATATTTCTCGTTCCACTCTTTACCATATTTGATTTGATTGTCCTTATCGCCACTCAAACCAAGATACTTATTATTATTGTCAGTATATTTTGTTTTATGTGGGTTGTTATCTTTGCCGTCTTGTTCAATTAAAATATCTGCGTTGCAATCTTCTTGCGCGTTTATTTCATCTCTAAACAAAGCATAAGCATAAGAGTTATCATTATTATAACTATCGTTGTTATCGGTATCAAAACTACCACTCAAACGAAAATCAAAATGTTTTTCTATTGGAACATTTTCTTCAATTTCAATTTGATTGTCGTAGTTTCTTTTTTCTTTTGTTCCAAGATAATGAAAATGGAAACAACTA